GCTGGTTCCTGTGGTCCATGGGCGCCGACCTTCGCGTCAGTCGCGGCCGACTGGTGGCCAGAGCGCCGACATGCGCGTCTGCCAAGCGGCGTAGTTGATGCGGTGGCCGGCCTTGATCACACGCTGCTGGATTTCGCCGAAGCGCACGCGCAGCGCGTGGAATCGGTCCGGGTGGGCGGCCAGTGCTGACCGGTACCGCGCCAGGCGCTGTTCGTCAGTCGGCCGCTCTGTGCCAGCGAAAACGGCGTCATGGCCACCACCGAGCAGACGCAGGCCAGCCATCACCGCACCATCCGGTGGACGCCGGGCGCGATGCGCTCGCGGCGCTCTGCGGCTTCGCGCTGCTCCTGGCCGCTGCCCTGATGCACGCGATACGGGTGCCGCCGCGGCTTCTTAGCGCGGTCCAGCGCCGCGCGCTGTTCCGGGGTCAGGGCCGGTGCCGGCAGCTTGATGCCAGGGGCCCTCATGCCTGACCGCCTTGGGCACGCATCCGGCGCAAGGACTTGCGCACGTCGGCGATGGCGCGGCCGGCGCTGGCGCGGCGGTCCAGCACGGCGAAGGCTGCAATGTCGGCGGCAGCGGCCACCTGGTTCGGAGCGAAGCCCATGCCGGCTGCAGCGGCGGCCACGGCCTTGGCGGCGCCGGCGGCGCGCTCAGCGAGCGGGTAGCTGGTGACGGCGATCATGCGGCACCGTCCTTGCTGATCGTGTAGCCGCGGCTGCGGGTGGCGTTGATGCTGTAGCCGTGCTGGATCAGTTTCTGCCGCAGGCGGCACACGGTCACCTGCACCGTGTTCGACTTGCTGCCGGCGGCGCCGTACAGCTTCTCTTCCAGCGCTGCGCGGCTGACCGGGATGTCGCCCGCGTCGATGATCAGCTGCAGCACCTTCGACTCGGTGGGGCTGAGGGGCAGGCGAAGGCCACCGACCAGTGCCGCGCGCGGCTCGGTGCGCAGGCCGGCGATCACGGTGCCACCTCGATGAAGGCCAGGTCGTACATGACGCACTGCGCCCGGGCCAGCACGGGGGAAGTGCTCGGCTCTTTGCCGTCTGCGGTCGACAGGGGGACAACCGCATTGGCCCGGACGCATTCTGCCGGGGAGACCTGATAGGAGCCGCTGAGCACGGCATCGGCCGCGTCCAGGGCGAGCTGCCAGCGCTCGGGCTGGAAGTTCTGGGTGAGGGCCATGGTGATGCCGGGCGCGCAGTCCGGCACGCGGTTGGCGTCGCGGAAGGCATTGAGTCTGGTGTTGGCGACGGTGGCGCGCAGGCCCCAGTCGTCGGCGGCAGCCAGCTCGTACACGGCCACGGCGGCGCAGATGCGCGGGCTGGTGATCACCAGTCCATCCGGGGCGTCACCAGCGGCATCAGCCGCTGGCTCGTCGCCTGGCGAAGCCCAGGCCGCAACGGCCAGAACGATGAAACAGGCGAGGGCGACAAGGCCGAGGCGGGCCGAGCGCAGGTTGCTTGGTGTCAGGTGCATTGCTAGGTCTCCGTACCGGCTGATGCCGTCGGGGAGAACAATAGCGCTGCTATCTAACCATTACAATAGCGATGCTGTTTACGTGTGGCGTTATGGCCGAAAAATTTCTGAATTCGTTAAGAAATCAGAACTCCCAACGCTTTAAGCATGCGCTGTACGCGGTGTCCCGAAACTCCCCTTGGACAAGTTCCTTGGCGGAATCGGTGGAAAGCATTGGCGTTTCGTAGGCTGCGCGAACCATGCCGACGTAGGGCTCACCTTGTCTGGTTGCCGCTGCCATTACCGTGGACATGGAGATGCCGGCCTGCCTTGCAGTCATGATCCGCTCTGCAGCTGTCGATTCGCCCTGGCATAGCTCAGCGGTGGAAGAGCGGAGGATGTCTACCGCCTTCTGCGCTTCTGAAGCTGCCTCATTTGCCGAAGCTGCCGCGCGTGCCGCCGCACCACGCGCGGCCGTGTTGTCTTCGCCAGCATTTACGCAAGCGCTCAACGAGAGAGCGGCGATTGTGATGGCCAACATGATCCTTCGCATTGATGCTTCTCCTTTATCCATAGCGGCTGCGAAGCAGCCCCGCATCCTCGAAGCTGATGCCGTCGCGCATGCAATCCTCGGCACGCTCCAGATCCTTGTGTAGCTGGATCAGGTCGTCATCAGGTATCTGCTCGATCCCCATGTACCCGAAGCATGCCTGGTCAATTAGGAGCTGCATGGGTGCACCCCATCTGCGGTGGAAGTGCCGGATCATGCGGTAATGGGACTCGCGCAGGACGACATCCATGCGCATTGCGGGCCTGGTGCTGGCTGCGAGCACAGGCTCTGGCTCAGCCGGCTTTGCGCCTCCGACCGCCGTAAGCTTGGGCTTCTCGCCCATCTTCCGTTGCGCGCGCAGCGCGATCAGCTGCGCCAGCTTGTCCATTTCCTGATCGAGATCCATCGTTCCCCTTCCCTTGTTTTCTTAAATCTGCGGCAAGTGCTACGCGTAGCGCTTGGGCAAATAGATCGGGGGATTGCTCGACATCGAATGTCTCACCTGTGGCCAGATCCAGAGCCTTGCGCACCACAGCGATGGCGGAGTTCACGATATCGGCGTCTAGTCTCGCAACCTGAGACGTGCCGAATCGATCCATCAGGCGGGCGTACTCCGCACTGATTTCCTGTGGCTGCATGCCCAGCACGTCGGCCAGTGCCTCGGCCTTGTCCCAAGGGACCGGTCGCAGACCAGTTGCAAACTGGGAGATGAAGCTTGGGGTGACTTCCAGGCGCTCAGCTACTACCGACTGCGTCAGCCCGGAGCGGGTGATGGCCTCCGCGATCGCGCGGCCTTCGGTGGTCTTGGGGTTGGCAGGCCTAGGCATATAGCGATGCTATTTGAAGGCGTTCAGCATAACGAACAGCGTTGCTATTTACTTGGGTAAATAGCACTGCTATGTTTGACGCATGAACGAACCGACTCAGACCGTGATACCGATCCAGAAGGCCATCGACGCGGTGGGCGGGCAGGGCTCGCTTGCGCGCCTGCTCAAGGTTCACCCGGCTCTGGTATCGCAATGGAGAACGGGCCGCAGGCCTGTCGCCGCCCACCACATTCTTTCGATTGAGGCCATGACGCAGGTGTCGAGGCATGAATTGCGGCCCGACATCTTCGGCGTGCAGCCGGAGCCGGACCCCGACTCGGATCGAATCGTCCGCATCGACGTCGCCTGACGTGTGCCATCGGAGGTTTGCCCTCCGGCTCAGCAGTTCCATTCCCTGAATTCCGGTCGTCCTGTCCATGGCGACCAATTTGCATCGCCTCCCGAGGTGCGTAAATGAAGTCTGATCCTCAGTACCACGAGCCGCGGTCCGCAGTGGTGTTCCGCCACACGACCGACGCCGTCCGCAACAGCGGCCACACCGACAGCAGCCTTGCCCAGGCCATCGCCGAGCAGTACCTGGCGGATGTGGCCCCGACCGAGCGCATCATCCAGTTCCATGCCGGCACCGATGCAGACAGCATCGAGCGCGCGCTGAAGGCGAATGCCCAGATCGTCGGCCGCATCCGCAACGGCACGGTCAAGATGCCGGTGGACCTGGAAGAGTCGTGGGTGCGCGCGCTGCCGCCGCAGTGGCGCGATTCCTGCTCCCGCGAACTGGCCCAGCGCTACGGCTTCCTCGGCGCGCGGATCCCGATGATGGAGCCGCATGCCGGCGTCCTGGCCGTGGCCCGCCTGTCGGTGGAGTTCGGCCACACTCTCGAGGCGCTGACCAACATCCTGGCCGATGGCCGCATCTGCGCGATGGACATCCCTGAGATGCGCCGCGCGCTGGATGAGATGGGGCAGCTGGAAGCCGAGCTGACCACTGCCAGGCAGTACGTCACCGGCCACCTGCAGGAGCTGGCACCGCGCGCGGTGAGCGGTGGATGCCAATGAGCACCGCCGCGATGGTGAGCTGGGCGATTGCCGTGGTCGGTGAGTTCGATGCCGCCGGCCGCCGCATTCCCGAGAACGTGGTGCAGCTGCTGCCCATGGTCAATGTCGTGCTCTGGGCGAAGGAGCAACCGCAGCCGCTGCAGGTAGAAGCCCTCCAGGCGAAGTTCGGAATCTGCCGCGCCACGGCCTACCGCTGGCTGACCGCGTTGCAGGACCTGCATGACCCCGCTGGTGCGCGCCGCAGGTTGCCGGCCACCAAGGCACTGTCTACTGCGCTCTGTCGTCATCATCCGGCTGCAGGCCGGGCGGGAGAGGCGGCATGAGCCCGCTCGCCAGCCTGGGCACTGTTTGCGGCCCGCAGCGCACCAGCAGCCTTTGCGACGTGCCTGATTCGGCGCGCGCGCCCGACCACCGCCGCAAGGCGGCGCTCAGTGGTCAGTGCCAGACCAGGATCGTCATCGACTTCGCGCTGTGGGTGAGCGCGTGCTGCACCAACTTCCCCACGGTCCAGCAGGTGCAGGACCGGTTCAACGTCAGCCGCTCCACCGCGTTCCGCTGGCGGAGCAGTCTGGCCGACGCCTTGTGCCTGGCCGAAGTGCCGAGGAACCCGTGCCCTTCGCACACGCCGGAGCCGGTGGCGATGGCGCCGCTGCTGCGTGGCATGGGGAATCGGGCGTGATCTATTTCGAGATGTACCCCGGCGACTACCTCAAGGACACCACGCGGCTGTCCCTGATCGAGCACGGCGCGTACTTCAAGCTGATGCTCGCCTACTACGCGGAAGAGCAGGCGCTGCCGGAGAGTCTGGCTGAGCTGTACATCATCGCCGGCGCCATCACCACAGGCGACAAGGCAGCGGTCAAGAAGGTCGCTGAGCGCTACTTCCCTGTGGGCGACGATGGCCTGCGGCACAGCAAGCGCTGCGACGAGCAGATCGCCACCGCCCAGGTCCGAATTGCTGACGGGCAGGGGCGCCGGGAAGACAGGAAGCAGGCCGAGGCAGAGCGGCAGGCGCGCACCCGCGCGCGGCGCACGATGTTGTTCGAAGACCTGCGCAACGTGGGTGTCGTGCCAAGCGGCATGGCCACCATGGCGGAGTTGAAGGCGCTGCACGTCACGCATGTGACCGGCGATGAGCGCGTGACCATGGCCCATCTGTCACGCGTGACAAATCACGGCGAGTCACGCGTGACAGGGGGCGTGAACACAGGCGTGAACACGGGTAACCAGACCCCAGACCCCATATCTATTACTCCAGATACATCACTGCACGCTCAAGGATCTCTGAGCGGTCCGTCCGATGCGGGGCGTGCGTGCGTGCTGATGCGCCAGGCCGGTTGCCACTCGACCAACCCGAGCCATCCCGACCTGATCGCCGCGCTGGCCGAAGGCGTGACCCCGCAGGTGCTGGCCGACACCGTCACCGAGGGGCTGTCCCGATCCCCGCCTGTGGCCAAGCCCTTCCCCTGGGCAATCCAGACCGCTCGAAGCCGAAAAGCCGCCGGCGCAACGCCGACGAACACCACCAATCCCGGAGGCCCTAATGCAAACCCTCAACTCGGTTCTGCCGAACACGTCGCAGAGGAGCGACGACGCCACGAACAGCGCGCGGCAGCTGGCGGCTTTGTCGGAGCAGGCAGCGACGTCATCGAAGGCGAATTCCAATGCGTCCAGCACTGACCCGGACCAGCGCGCAGTGAGCGCCCTTTGGACCGTGTGGGAGCGCATGGCCGGAATGTTCCCCGGGAAGTGGGTGCGCGAGAACGGCGCCGCCCCGGTGAACAACGCGGGCAGCCTGACCACCGCCGGTGAGCTGTGGTTCCAGGTGATGTCCGGCATCACCCCCCGGCAGGTGGCCGAAGGGCTGGGCAACTGCCTGCGCAGCGCGCTGCAGTGGCCACCGAACCCCGGCCAGTTCCGCGCCATGTGCCTGGGCGTGCCGGCGCTGGCCGAAGTCGACGGGCAGATGCAGCCGGGCCAGGCCCACAGCGGGTTCACGGTGCTGGTGCGGTCGAAGCTGGACCTGCACGCCTACCGCACTGCCGAGAGCGGTGCGCTGCAGCAGCGCATGCTGGCCAACGCCTACGAGCGTGCGGTGAAACACGTCATGGAC